AAACGGCTGCAACAGACATGGACATCAAAACTGATGGAACCGATAAATTTGTAGGCGGTCTCTACACTGGTGTTACTGATGCAACAGGGAAGACTTTTATCTCTGGTGCGAGCAACGACGTTATCACTATGAACGGAAGCACTAAGGGCGGACTAGCAGGCAGTATTGTAAAAGTAACTGCAATGGCTTCTGCTAAGTATGCGGTGGAAGGAATCATACTTGGTTCAGGTACTCTAGTTACTCCATTCGCTGACGCATAAGGAGGTAAACCATGGCTAATACAGTCACAGGCCCTACCATTCAGTATGACTACGACAAAAAACTAATTGTTTATTGTTCAGTTTTATCAGACGGAAGCGCAAGTAGCACAACGTTGGTTGATGTTTCAGCATTGACAAAAAACAACACAAAATCTTGCGCTCACGTTGCACTAAATAAAATCTGGTACACAGTAGGCGGAGGAACAGATGCTCCTGCTTCCCTAGATTGGGATGCAGACACTAACGTTACTTTTTTAACGCTTTCTTATGACAATATGTTTGACTTTAGTTCTATTGGAGGGTTGGTCAACACAGAAGCTACGGGATACAGTGGAGACGTTCTTTTCGTTATTCCATCAACTTCCGATGCAGGAAATGAATACACAGTCTGGTGCGAGTTCATAAAATATTATGAAGCACCTAATAATTAGAGGTAAGTTATGCCAGGAATGAATGAAAGAAAAAGACACATGAGAGGCGAAACCAAAACCGCCCGTGGCGATTATGGTGTAAAAGGCTATGAGAATGGCGGAAAAATCCCAGGCTACATGGGAGGCGGTGGCGTAATGGGAACTTCTTATAAAAAGAAAAACCATAGGCCTTAATCATGGCAACTTCAGGGACAACCGCGTTTGACCTGAACGTTGATGAGTTAATAGAAGAAGCTTTTGAACGTTGTGGTCTGGAACTTAGAACGGGCTATGATTTAGAAACAGCTAGGCGTTCTTTAAACCTTATGTTTGCCGATTGGTCAAACAGAGGACTTAATCTTTGGGTTATAGAAGAAAGAACGGAGTCTTTAACAGAAGGCACGGCTAGTTATGATCTTGACGTAGACTTAGTAAATGTTTTGTCAGCGGTCATCAGAACCACTTCTGGAAGCACCACAACCGATTATCAAGTAAATAGAATCAGTAGAAGTGACTATCATTATTTGCCAGATAAAACCATAAAAGCGCGACCGACTCAGTTTTATGTAGAAAGATCTAT